TAACTGTTGAGTATGGCACGTTTTAATGTGCTATACGCTGAGTTGTAAACAAAAACATCTATATTACGTTATAATTTTAATAGTAAACTTATGGCTAAATCAAATGAAATAAAACCTACTGATGGTAGGCAGTATAATAAAAGAAAGAAAGGTCAGTTAGATGTAGTAAAACCTACAACAGCAGCAATAAATAAAGCTAAGAAAGAAAGGATGAAGGAGTTCGGGGTTAAAGCCATTAAAAAGGTGTTTGGTTCTGAGCAAGACTTTTGGATGAACTTAGCAGAAGAAGCTAAGAAAAACCATAACGATAGAAAACTATTACTAGAGTATGTTTACGGAAAACCCAAAGATGGATTTGGAAATAATACTCAAAGAGCTGTAAATCCTGTTATAAATTTCTATGGACACCAAGCACCTGCAACAGATAATACTATAGATGTAACTCCAGAAGATGAAGAATAGCATAAACTTAAACGACAAGTACATACCATTATTCAAGAACAAGACAAGATATAGTGTTATTACTGGAGGTAGGGGTAGTGGTAAATCATTTGGTATAAATGTATTCCTGCTAAATCTTACCTACGAGAGTGGGCATAAGATATTGTTTACTCGTTATACGATGTCATCAGCCAACACATCTATTATTCCAGAGTTTGTAGAGAAAATTGATATGATGGGAGTAAATGCTCACTTTAGGATAACTAAGGATGAGATAACAAATATGCAAACAGGTTCTTCTATTATTTTTAAGGGAATAAGGACATCTAGTGGTAATCAGACAGCAGCACTTAAATCTTTAAATGGAATTACAACGTTTGTAGTTGATGAAGCAGAGGAACTTGATGATGAAGGTACATTTGATAAGATTGATTTCTCTATACGTTCTCTAAACAAGCAGAATAGGGTTATTTTAATATTAAACCCTACGACAAAAGAGCATTGGATATACCAACGATTCTTTTTAGGTAATATTGTAGACGAAGGATTCAACGGAAGTAAAGGAGATACAACCTACATACACACAACCTATAGGGATAATAAAGATAATTTATCAAAATCATTCCTTGCAAGAATATTAGATATGAAGGCTAAAAGACCAGACAAATATCAACATCAGATATTAGGAGGATGGTTAGCAAAAGCAGAAGGAACAATTATAAGAAATTGGAAAGTTGGAGATTACATACAAATGGAAAAGACTATCTATGGACAAGATTTTGGGTTCTCTGAAGACCCTACAACGCTCGTAAAGATATCTGTAGATGATTTTAATAGTAGAGTCTATGTAAAGGAGATTTATGGTAAAACAGGTCTTTCTACGTCAGATATTGCTAATATGAATAGAGCTGAGTGTGGCTTAGATTTGATAGTTTGTGATTCCTCAGAGCCTAGACTTATAAAGGAGCTGAAGAAGAAAGGATTAAACATCCAACCTGCTGTAAAGAAAAGCGGTAGTATATTGTCTGGTATTGCCTTAATGCAGGACTATGAGATTATAGTAGACCCAAGAAGTAAAGGTGTTATAAAGGAGTTTAACAACTATGTATGGCACGAGAAAGGTGTAAGACCAATAGATAAGTTTAATCACTTTTGTGATGCGATTAGATACGCTTTGATGAGGCTAACAGCTTCAAAGAGCAAAGGTATTTACACGATAAGATAGAGCGTTTAATATAAAGGGGTGCGTTTATTATGAAGGGGTAGCAATTAATTTTGTTGCTCCTTTTTTATTTTTTATTCCAGAGCTCCAGAGTTTCCAGTAATTTATTTATGTTTAATATGATGGGGGTACTGTGTTTAATATGAACCCCTGTGTTTAATATGATGGGGCGTTTATTATGATGGGGGTCGCGCGCACGCACGCACGCACGCACGCACGCACGTGAATACAATAAATAATTGGTATAAAAAAATTTTTAAGTAACTTTAACATTAAATTTATATTCATTCTAAATAAGTAAAAAAAATACATTTTACATTGCTGTATTGAAATATTTTTTGTAGCCGTGTACGTGTAAATTTGTTCAATTTTATATTTCAAAATTAGGAACTACAAAACCAGTTTAAAACGTTATAAAATTAATTTTTGCAAAGTTTTTTGTTTTTTTTGTTGTGTATTTAAACAAGTTTTGTATATTTGCTTATGCTTCTTTAAAGGGAGCTCGGGAGCAGTAAAGCTACTCACTGGAAAATTTCTACATAACTGGCTAAGATACAGGTACAAAGGTTCGCAGGCAAAAATCTTGAAAATTTCAAATAAAGCTCGTATATTAATTTATACGGGCTTTTGTTGGTATAAAATAATATTAACTAAAAAAATAACAAAATGATTAAAATACAGCATTTAGGTAAAAGTTGGTATACAAAAAATTTATGCGACTTTTTAGAAATTGAGTTTAAAAAACAAAATGTGGTTGAAAAATTAAATTACGGTTTAAAAAATTGTGAGGTTGAAAACTGGGGTGCTTGGATAAAATTCAACAACAAAAAAACAGCCAGCACAATTACTTTAAGTTTAAATGAAGCCCAAATTTTAAAATTTGAGCGAGAAAGTGAATATATTTTTAAAGATAGTATTAATAACAATTCTTTATTTCCTGTTTATAAAAATGTATTTATGAAAATATTTGATAAAGGTTTTTATACTGATAAAGACAAAAACCCTTATGAAATTAAAATTATTTTTTTTATTAAAAATAACTTAAAAACTAAACAAAATTAAGGAATTTAAACAAGTATTAAAAAAAGTAAACAAGATGACAAACACTCAAAAAATAGCAGGATTGTTTATTACTACAATCGCAATAGCATTAATAATCAACCAAGTAATTAACAATTTTAACTTTTCAATGTAAAAAAATATGTATCAGGACAAAACCAACAATTTAGAAAAATTAGTGAGAATTTTAGAGCTAATAAACCAACTGCAAAGATATAATTTAACCAATAGTAATTATATCAAAGACATTAACAACGGTTTAGATGACTGTTTTAATATGTCATCATATTATAAAAGTAGAATATCTAAGAACGAGCTTATAATAAATAGGCTAAAAAAGTACTACAATAACACATTTAATAAATTAACAACCTTTAAAAATAATTAAGATGGAAACAGTAAAATTTGAAAACGTATCAGTTTATGTAGCAGGGGTAAACGGCGAGCAACATTTATACCACGAAAATAACGAGTATAAAAATAGAACCAAAGAAGATATTATAAAAGTATTTAAACTTGAGCCTCTGCACTATGCAACACATTTAGACGGTGTGGAGGTTGGAACATTTAAGAGTTTCAATACTTACAACTGGGGAGCTCCTTTTATACTTTGTGGCGTAATGTCTGAGGATATTTACGAGGGAATTGCTTTAGTCAATATACATTTGGGTGGTGATGCTAGAGGTAATTACTCAGAACCTTATATTTGCGAAGAACCTGAGGCCCTACTATCTCAAAACGCTTACCTATTTATTGAATTAAGCAACGGTGATACCTACAACTTTGATTGTGATAATGGCGAAGCTTATTTCAATTTTGATACATTAGACCCTTATTATATTGACTTTGAAAAGGAGTTAACACAAGAACAAATAACGGAATTAGAAGATAAAAACAACAACTAAAAATAAATAACAATGTATAATAAATATCAAGTATCCATAAAATTTTTATTACAGTTAAGCAAAACAAAAAAAGCTTTTCTACTATTTGACCATAAAGACGGCAAAATAACTAACTATATTTTTACTAATGACTTGACAAGATATAGAAACTTATTTGATAGCTGGAAGTTAAACGAGATAATACAACCGCAATTATTAACACTAACAATAGAACTATAAATACTAACATATTACAATAAATTAAGCTGCTGTAAAAGGTAGCTTTTTTTATGCAGTAATTTTTTAATGTATTGAAGACTAGTAATAGTATAGGGATATATGGTAAACACCTAAAATCAAGCTATCTAAGCAACAATTTAACAAAAACAATACTAACATACCAGCTAGAATAGATAGTACTGGTAAGTTAACGTAAAATGAGTTATGGTGGAAGTAAGTTACCCATTCTAATGAATTCAACGAAATATCTTTTCAATAAAAACTAGATATTCAAATCTGAAAAAATAGAAAAAAGTAGTTTACTATAGGCTTGTTTTAGCTTTTTGTAAAGTACTGATTTACAACCTCTACAAAATAAAAGTTGTCGCACATTTTTGAAAACATACGACACTTTTCATTTTCTATGTCTTTCTACTGTTCTTATTGTTACTCCAAGTATATCTGCTATATCTTTATTACTAATATTTGGCTTTAGATTTATTATCTCTAGTACTTTCTGTTTAGTGTTTACATTAGCTTCTCTACTTATCTCTCTTATTTTAACATCTAGGTCAAGTCTTTTTCTCATATTATCTAGATACTTTGCGTGTCTTGCTCTGTACTCCTTACCCCACCTGTATGTATGGAAGTGTATCCAAGACATAGGTTTGTTGTAGTCTTTAAAGTTAGCTGCGTATTGTCTATTCCATTCTCCATTTGTTTTAGACATCCAGATGTATTCGTATCCATCGTATATTACGTTATGGTTAGTTATTTCTTTTAGTTCTTTTAGTTCTTCTGTACTCCAACTTGTCATACATCTATAGTCCATTGTTTAGCCATAGCTTCTGCTATACCTTTAAATGTTTTACTTCTTAATGTTCTTCTTTCTGCTGGTGTTTTAGCTTGTTTAAGAGCATCGAAATACCATTTAGGTTGTTTCTTCTTTACACCCTTCTTAGATATAAACTCTATAAACTCTCCCTTCTCTACTATATCTGTAGGTTTTAGTTTTGGTAGGTTTTTAAGCCATAAGCAGGTACTCTTTTGTGCTTTATCTCCAAACATCCAAGGTTGTATTATTTGCTCTGGTTTTCTTATGTTGCTACTTATAACACTTATGGGGTTTTCAACAGCTATCTTATCTATAGGTGCATCCATTAATCTCTGAACAAAGTCTAATGCTTCTGTCTGGTTTTTCCATCTTTCTTCATTCTTACTACCATCTTTATTGTATAACCATCTTGCACCACTAACTGCTAAAAATGTACAAGGTGGGTGTGCTATCATCATATCCCATCCCTTTTCTATAACTTCAAATACATCTTGTTGGTAGTGCCATTCTGGATGACCTCCACTACAAGGCAATAAATCACAACTAAATGCCTCGTGTCCTAGTTTCCTTAATTCTTTTGTTACTGCTTGGCTTTCCTCACAAGCTACTAATACTCTCATAATTTCTTTGTTTATACATCTATAGTTATTGTATCTTTATTATTCTCCGAGTCTCTTATGAGTTTAAGAATGGAATTGTATCCTTCTATCTCGGAGATATAATTTTTCTTTACGCATCCTATGATGTGCATTAATTTAAGTCTATACTTATCAGACATTAAAGTCCTGTATTAATACCGTTATCAATCACTTCTATTATGTGTCTAAAGGTACTTCTTTCTTGTTCGCCAGTTACATCTGTTCCGTTTAGGAATAATCTGTAGTGGTCTTTCTTTTCTGTTGGTCTTAGTTCTATACTATTCATAATTATCTTTCTTCGTTAAAGTTTAAAAAATCTTCCATCATTTCTTGTGGACAAACGGTACTAGTGTTAGCAGTAAGTTTAAATAGAAACACATCTATGTGTGTACAGAATCTAAAAAACTTTAATTGATTGCTTTGATTAAAAATAAAGTCATAATCATATTCATATTCCAT